GTCTAGATCTTGAGGGATCAAGTCAACAAACATCGCTTCCTAATCTTCGCGATACAGCTCAGATCACTGGCGGGGTTGCCTTGGTTAATCCAATCTTAACTCCTTACGTGAAATACACCACAGATTGGTCAACAGAACAAAACGGCTTCCAGTTTGGAGCTACTCGCTCTTTTGAGCTACCTTATAGTTTCGCATTAACTCCAGATGTATCTTACTTTATGTTTGAAGACTATAATGCGTTTCAAGCATCTGCTAAAGTAACCTGGAACTACTTTCAGAGAGTTACCCCATACGTGCAAGTATCCTATAATGATAACAACTTCGATGTTGTTAATTACGACTGGGCAGCTTTTGAGGCTTCAGGCACTACATCTTTTGTAGCAGGCTTGTCGTATACATTCTAAAAGGAATATAACAAAACGAAGGAGCGATAGCTATCGCTCCTTTTTTATTGCTTTAATTTAGGTGAGCCTATATAATATTAATGGACATGAAACATACTTAATTTTCGGGGCGATGATTCTCACGATGTGGGTTACTCGAAGAAAATAAGAGTTGCATGTTTTGAGAGATATTGTATAATAAATATATGAAATGTAACTGTGGTAATGAAGTAGAGAAAGCTCGCGAAGAGTTTGGTCTTAAGTCTTGTAAAGCATGTGCCTTTCGTGGTAATGATGTTGCAAGATATAAAGGTGCAATGAACTGGTCTCATAAGACTGCTCCTACTATACAGGTAATGTCTTCAGAGTGCTGGGCGGAGCAGAAGAAATACTATACTCCTAATGGCGCGAGGTCTGCAGTTAAGAACTTTAGTAAAAATACATGTGCATAAAATTATGAATATATCACAATTCGAGCAAAACAAACCAACACAAACATATCACGCTCTACAGTCATTAATTACCAAGTATTCAATGATAGTAGAGAATCATCAAACAAACGGACAACAACTTCTCATGGAGGGTACAGATGCTCAATCAGTACATATGGCAGGGCAGTTTGTTCGTGAACTTGAGAACCTCAAGTCGTTGTTTATGTCTGGAAGGTAGACAAAGCAAGTTAAAATGAAGCCCGCATATGCGGGCTTCTTTATTAGCAAATTTGATTACAGAGCGTCTTACTCGGATCAGTTGTATTACAGAAACCAGACGTTCTATCTACAAATAAGTAACCATCTACAATAGCCGGTTGTGTGTTTGTTACATCGCTTGTATCAATGTTAACATTTCCAAGCTTATCGTAGTATGGTGTAACCTTTGGAAGTTCTTTAGCAACCTCTTTCTTTAACTTGTCGATTAATACAGAATCTGTAATTCCAGTATTGTCGATATTTACATCGTATGTATTGCTAATCTTTTCCGGAAGGTTAAATTTAAATACTCTATCTATTGTGTCAACATAACTACGCTGACCAATTGGGAGAGCCCAGACTGTGTCTTTATCTAATGTATGGTAATTAATGTGAGAGCGTATCTCATGGAAGTCGAGAACTCTATCATACATTCTAAATCCCTTAATCTTAACATCATTAATAAAATACTTACCAGGTTGTAATAACCTGCTGCTGAATGTTAAATTATATGGAGTAGAAAGAGCTCCAAGAAAGATACCAGACCCTAAAGGATTGTCAAGTGCATATGTACCTGGTTGGAATTTAACTTGTGAGTATCTGTATCCATTAACCCACAATTCCATAAAGCCTTTCTTTGTGTTTAAGTTGACAGCGAAGTGATTATAACCAGAACTCAATTCTGATATATCATAGTCAATAATAACCTTCTTCCTCGCGAACACACCTGTCTGAGTAAATTTTGGTTTGGTCTTGAGTACCACCTTGAAACGATTTTTACTCGCGTTGTACTTCTTAAGAAAATAAAAGCTCGTGACAGACTTTGTGAGCTCAAGACTATTTGTAGATCTACTACCGAGACTCTTTGTCTTAACAAGATTGAAATTTTTATCTATCTTATGTAGTAGAGTCTTATTTGAAAACTTCTCTACAATGAGATAATACTTAACATAATTCTTACCCTCGAAATCTAAAATTACATCAATATATTTTGTTGTGTTATCGTCGAGGAATGTAAGTGTTTTTGTCGAGATAGCTTCTCTCGTATTCTTTAGCTTTGAGATTACATTACCATCGTGAATAGTGATGAGATTATCTTCATCATCAACGATCACGTTTGTTATTACTGCCTCTGTATTACCGCCTGTAACCTGAATGGAATTTGTGCTGTTATTAACAAATCCACCCTTGTATATAAAGTTATATGGTATGTGAGTCTGGCGAGGCTCGTTTTGTTTAATTGTGAATGGGCTCTGATCATCTGCTACAGCGAGCTCATTACCTGTCTTAATTCCAGCATCAGCTGAAAGAATAGTTACAGAGCCATTTACTGGGTCAACAAATAATTTAGATTTATCTCCTACTGTGTCTGCACTTGCAGAATGCTTTAAGTATGTACTATTATCAGATGAGTCATAATAGAAATAGCCTCTTGAGCTAACAGGATTAAAAGCTGTATAAACTCTATCCTCTGTTACTTCGAAATCCTCAATTACTAAACCATTAATACCAGATAGGTCTGTTATTTTTGTAATGAGATTAGGATTGCTGTTATAGACATATATAACATTATTCTCTCCGAGAATGTAAAACTCACTAAAGTTATCTTTACGAGCAATGCCTTTAATGTTTACTTTAGTATTACCTTCAAGCAACTCAATCTCGTCATATACTTCAAGATCATTATTAAGAAGTATGAGCTTGTTACCAGCTGGTATAAAGATATTTGGCGTGACATAATCTGTATTGAATATACCAAATCCTTCTTCAAAATAATTACCGAGTATCTCATAACCAAGAGGTAAAGAATAATCTGAAGCACTCAACCAGAATGATAATGACATATCACCAACATGATCGGTTTTGAACTTACCAAATGTATTACCATCAAGATCAATTTCAATATCATTCTTAACTGCTGTTGGAGTAACAGTTGCTCCTTTGCTTGTTAGAATATTAAGATCTTTAGAGATTCTAAAATTGTTAAGAGACTCAATATGCTTTTCATAATCTTTACTACCTATATGGTAATATGCATAATCGTTATTTGTCTCAAATGTCAATCGAGAGCTAATATCAAAGACATATGTTGTCTGAGCACTTGCTGCTGTAACTGTATTATAAAATGCTGTACCAGAGAGTGCTTCATTAAAATTGATAGCATCTGGATTGTAGTATCTATCAACCCAAAGTTTACTTCCTGTATCATTTCCAGACAACCAGGAACAAAGGTAAGTAGCATTTATATCATCACTAAAATTATTATCTTTAAAATCAATACGACGCTTGAATACCTTATCTGATATAAGAGGGTGATTACCAGGAATAGCTCCAACATTATCAATCTTTGAATCATTAATGTTGAGAACAGTGTATGGTGATAAGCTCGATGGTGTTGTAAAGTATGTTAACTTCGAAGGCGGAAAGTGAGTATCTCTTGTACCTATATTATAGCTCAAGTAAATCTTATCTGTGCCTTCATTCTGATTATTACCAGAAAAGAGTTTATCATATACTCTATTTGTTGTTTCGTCCTCAGAGTTAAAATGATTCGCAGCTGTATAGTACTCTTCAAGTGTTGCCTGATTCTTGAGAGGCATTGTATCAAACTTTACCTCACTGGTATTATGATTAAGAGTGTAGTTACTATGAAAACCGAGATAGTTATTTGATATACCATTAATAGTTGATGTAGTATTAAGACCTACATTGTCTTTATTGTAACTCGATACATACTGACTGAATGTATTATTAAGGTTCTTTTTATTCTTGGTTATTTCATTTCTTACAACCTCGAACACCGAAGCACTATTATTTCCAGCAGCTGATAGAGTTACATTTGCACCATCTAAAGTTATTTGCTTATAACCTGGATAGTCACTTTTATTAGGCAATAGCTTTATGTTATTGTTCTCAATAACATATTCAAAGTAATGTAACTCACCAGATGATGTAATATAGTCTGCTGATAAACCAAGATAAACATTACTACCAGATGCGAATACATAGTAAGTGCTATTATCAATCTCTCTTGTGAGATAACATAGCTTATTAGTGCTTAAGTTAACAGTAAAGAACAGATCTCTATTCTGTGTGCTGAGTATCTGATTTGTTGTCAACTGCACTACATTGCCAGTTATATTTGATTCTACAGCTTGAATATAATATAACCCGTTCTTGAGGTATGTAGTGAATTTGGCATCACTATCGAATGTATATGGAACATCGAGCTCGAGAGTTGAGCTCAAACTATAAACATCAGACAAGTAATATGAAGTATTGAAGTTTGTTTTACGATCCTTGATATCTTCGAGTACATCATAGCTCTGCAGACGAAGACCGAAGTCAAAGTTTTCTACAGCACCTTTGTACAGTAGCTTATCATCACTTGTATGTTTAAGTGATATCGGACGTACTGATGATGAATCAAGGGTAAAGACTTTCATTATCCTACTCTAATACCTGCTAATGTGCCTTCAGAAATACTAATTTGAGAATTCTTTTTATCAAACACCAATGTTATTTCATCACCAGCAATAAGTTGTATGTACTCGAAAAAATTAAATGTTCTATGTCCTGAGGTTTGCCCTTGGATTGCGCGGTGAAATATCGGGTCAATAGTGAAGTATTTTTCGTTGTTTTTAAATATATAAAGTTTCTGTTCACTGTTGTTCAGACTCGCTCTGAACGAGCCTTTGAAGAACATCCCAAAATTACCTTTAGCGACATACTTAAATGGTATTTGATCACCATATGTAATGTCCGTACCAGTGACAAGAGAACTACCTACTCGAATGGCCTCATTAAAATACATCTTACCATTAGTAGTATTTTTATTAACATACACACCAGTTGCATTGAGACTGAAACCAACAGTTGCGTTTGTAAATGCAGTTATGTCGCTCGCGTCGAGCGCGTTAGTATCAATACTATTATTGAACGTAGCGAGATCAGCTCCTAGAGCATCGAGTTGTAATTGAAAAGCATCTAACCTACTATCGACTGCACTTATAGAGGAAAGAGCAGCCTCGTTAGCTAATGTCTTTGCGCTGATTGCAGAGATGTCAGATGTTTGCAGATAGTCTCCAGAAATCCTATCAAAGAATGTGATGTTATCTACACCTATAATAAAGTCTTTGAAATCGATTAGCTTCGTGCCATCTGTAGTTTCAAGTAGAACAAAATCGCCGATCTTAATCTCGTCAGCAATGTCTAATTTTTCAATTTGGATTATCTCATCTTCAAGAGCCATATAAATATTTAGTTAAGGACTATAATTTACCACAATTTAAATAACTTTATCTCCTTTAGATATATTGTCTTTAGCCCACAGTGGCTGTAAGTTTGTATAATGAAAGCATTTCTTTTGTTGCTCAATGTCTGTAAGGTCAAATGCTGCACATGGTACAATGTGGTCAATATGCCATTCTCCATAGTTAGACCAAGACATACCCTCTACAAATTGACTCTCTAAATGATCTCTTGTATGATCTACTGTAGTGCCAAGTAACTCTATAGTCTTAAAAGCTTTAACTCCGCCTTGATTTTTTATAGCTGCACTCACTCTTGATCTCAAATTACCAACAATTCGAAAATTAGGATCCTTTTCTTTTCTTTCTCTCCTTTGTTCGTTGATCTGCTCTCTATTTCTTTTTTGTCTTTCTCTGGCTTTTAACTGATAGTACTCTTTTTTCTTGTTGTAATTTTCTTTGCTCTTTGAGTTTAGTAAATCCTTGTTCTCCTTATATCTTATCTTACTATTCTCGAGAACATTCTCTCTGTGCTCACCATGGTATGAGTCTCTTGCTCTTTTGTTGATCACATCTCTGTTGTTGTCTCTGTATTCTTTAGTTGTACTCCTAACACAAGATTTACAAGCAGGAGAGTAGCCGTCTTTCTTTTGTTTGTCTTTACAAAAGTTTTCTATAGGCTTGAGGGACTTACATTTACTACACTCTTTTTCCATGTAAGTATTTAGTCAGAGGTGGCTCCTCTTCAAGTGCCATTGTTTAGTATGTTATGAAAGCCGTTAATGTACTTGTTGCAAGAGATACTGTCTCACATCCTGATAAGTCGTAAATATCTACAAAAAAGTAACCACCAGATACAGGTAGCATAGAGGTACCCACTCCTGTAGATACATTACCTAGATATACAGATGTTTCTCCAGATAGATCAACTCCGTATGCATCAATTAAAGGTACGTTAATATTTTTAATTGTTTCAGGATCATTCGCGAGAAAATTTAAATGCCCTGAGACATGTATAAATTGAGTATTAGCAGCAGCAGGCATGTACCACTCTGTACCGATCAGCGCTGTACCAACTCCAACTCGAGTTCTGTACTTTACATTAAAATTAGCATCTACACAACCGAGTTTATTTACATTAATCTCTGTATAACTTCGAGATGCTGCTGCTGCTACTATATCAAACTCATCTTTAAATCCAACAGATGCAGAGCAACCAGATGTCTCTACTACACCAGATTCAAAATAATTATTAGTAGTAATGTTCAGATAGTTGTTGCCTACCAACCCAGGATTGTCTCCCTCAAAAGTGAGCATTACTGTATCTCCAGACTGTCCGTTATTGTCTGTTTCGAAGAAATCTGTTTTTACGAGATTTACATCTACATAATCGGTTAATGCGCTGTTATGTACAGTAAAATCAACTGTGTATGTCTCACTGTAGCCGTCATCTCTATGGAGATAAAAGACGACCTTCTTGTGACACAAATCTACAACCTCATTCTCGATTGTCTCAGTGAATGTAGTACCTGTTAATGCACTAACACCATCTGTAAACGACCTGCTGAAGACAAGCTCTCTATTGTCATAAAAGGTAACAATTGCTTTATCGACTGTGGATTCACTTTGATCAATATTCGCAAGGCTAAATGTAACATCGTTAGTACCAGTGATAGATGTATAAATCGTGCTTACTGTGTTAGATGTTGTTTGCTGGGTTGTTGAAAGAGTATATGTTGATGTAATCATAATGATACTCCTTTCACTTCGAAGTTTTTAAGCTTAAAATTATGTACATATGTTCCAGTACTTGATGCGAGACCAACTTTAACATAAGGAGGTTTAACGTAACTATAACCCGGGAGATCAGCAATATTGAGAGTATACAAAACAGTATATTCACTGTCTGTACTTAACTTCCCAGATACCATAATCTCATCTCCACGAATGAGCTCAACCCGAAAATCTCTATCAACTGCACTCGCTGGATTGGTTACAGTCTCGCAAAGAGATATACTGCTAATCTGATTCGATCTACCGAGTACTTTATAATCGTTATCTGCACCAGCTCTTATACCAATTGTGGATGCAGATTGAGAGTATGTTGTACCATCGTAACCAATTGACTTACCTTCAGCGCTTGTACAGAAATTTCCATCGATATCAAATGCAACTGCAACCAGACCGCTTAATGTTATTCCAGATGTTGAAAAGTAAAATCCTCCAGATTCGAGCTGTATAGCAGAAGCTGGAGTGTAACCAAAGGAACTACCAGTGCCCCTCAAACCAACTTCTACTGGGTTATCATTTTCATCGACTTCAGGAGTATAAAAGAAAACACAGAAGCCATCAGCAGTATCAGCAGATAGCGTATATTGGGTAATTGCTCTATATGTTGAAACACTCGGAGTTGTGCCTGAAACAGTCTTGGTTGAGAGAAATCCAATCTGATTGTCCTCTACAAATGACTTACAAGTAAAATCAACTCTAATACAACTATCTGTACTGTATGATAACGAGTCTCCTCTTTGTGCAATAAAACCAGCACTATAACCCATCGGGAGAGCTGAGTCAGCTGTTACGAGTGTAGATGTTGTAGGATAGGTTATAGTGTTGAAAGTTAAATAATCATCCTCATGATAAGGACGAATTCTATAGTTAGGTGGTCTTTCAGATGTTACAGTCCCGAAAAACGAATCTGTAGTTGCGTTATCTGTACCACCGAGAAAAAATCTTTTATTAAGATGACCTGATTCGAATGTGAATTTCTCACTTGTGTTTTTACTCTCTGGTACAAACACTCGAGCATCTACATTATGAAACTCTTCATCTACGTATTGGAATGTATATGTAAATATCGATAGACCATCTGATTTATCTGCATAATGACCTGTAAATGTAATATTATACAAATCTTGTTTCTCATTATAAGAGAAAAGAGGTTTATCAATTTCTTCTATGCTGATATCAACCGCGCTATCTGGAACAAAGTTATATACATATCCCTCTGCGCTGGCGCTTGTAACCTGCGCTGAGGATGTAGAAGGATATACAAGAGTCTTTTTATTTGTTTCTCTATCAATGCGATAGATGAGCGGGTAGTGCGCGAAGAAATCTCCTCGGCATGCTGGACCTACTGCAGAAACAGAGGTGATAGCACATACGAAAAATTCCTTCGTACTCTCATTATACCAGTAGTCTGACTGTTTACTCTCGAACATCTACTATTATTTACTATTAAATTAACGAAATCGACGGTACAGAAAGAATAAATTTCTCTCCGTCGTAATCGTAACTCTCTGTAAATGTATTAGCAGAAGTCTGTACATATAAGGTATTACCTACAACATCAAAATTAACGATATTGTTTGCACTTATATCATCTTGAACAGTTTGAGGTAGTTTAGTAAATACTCCACTCAAGCGCTCGTATAATGTGTATACCTTTTGAGTATTAATGTCTCTCATGTAGATAGAACCTGTGTTAACAAAGTTCTGGTTATATAGCGGTACCGTTGAGAGAGCTGGGTTATTAAGGGTACTCAATTCATACGATGTAGTAAACCCGCTTGGAACTGCAATATTGTTGAAGTTGATGTTTGTGTTCTTTGTAAACCTGTCTACTGTAATAGCAGACCCCGGGCAAGGATGATTTTCAAATGGACCACCATCTACTAAATCATCTCCAGATATAGCAGAGCATGCTGCAGTACTTAATGGAGCATAAAAGCCGTCTAATCCAGAGCATGTTGATACATCATTAAACAGTACTGTATCATACATTGCAGTTAAGCTCGTATACTTAGTAGGATTTGCTGCAGATATTGCGCTCAATACACTATCAAAGTATAACCCATCATATACCTCGCAGACATGTACTGTTATATCAATACTCGATGGAGCTGTAATATAACTCGTACCTGCATATCTTTTAGGTGTGATTGACTTGAATACAACAAACTCATTACCGTAGACATCATTACGTAAAATAGTAGCTGTTTCGTTTTTAATTAGGAGGTCATTATATCGCTCAGCCTCAGGATAATCATTCAAGCTCTCGCTTCTTTTATATACATCATCATTTTTCCAGATATTTTGATCTATACCCGTCCAAAAACTTATTTCATCAGTATGTCTATTAATACCAGATGCATTGTAATCTAAAGAATTTTCTTTGGATTGATAACCAACAGATTTGAGAGTGTCTACATCAACAACATCTATGCTATCTCGACCTGTATTCTTAATCCAGGATGTTTCTGCATTAAAGTTAATTGGAGTGGATGACTTTACTTGTCTCAGACCAACACCGCTTTGAATGCTATTAGGATCTGGAAGTAAATATTCTCCGCTAACAGCTGATACATTTACGTTAAAGGTTAGGTTCTTCGATAGAGCTGTAGCAAGACCTGCATTCGTAAAACTCAATTGTCTTGGGATTGTGTCTTCTGTAACTTTATTACCAGCATCACTTGCGACTGTCGGGTGGTATCTATTTGTATATGAATTTTTGCTCTCTGCTGTAAGAATCTTTTTGAGTTCGTAATCTGTACTATTTCCAGAAAGGTAGTACATATCAGCACCAAGATATTTTTCGTATAATTTGCTATTGAGAGTAAGTGTTAAATTTTCAAGGGTCTTCTTTTCTCCTCCAAAAAACCTTTCTGGTAGTCTCAAAGGATCTGTATATAATACATTTACCGAAACCTTCTTTTTTGTATTGGTATGGAGATATAATGACTTACCTTTATGGCGTACTTTGAGAGACTGTAAAGTTGTTTTTGATGCAGCTTTAACACTCTTATCCATATCAATACGATCGAGTACATCTACATCTTCATTACTCTCTGAGGAAGTAATATCATTTGTAACATAACGGACAAAGTTAATTGATAACTTGTTCATTACTTCGCTGAGATTTATACTATCAACCTTTGTATTGTACTTTAAAAAGTCTTCTTGAGCGAGCAATCGAACAATAAAATTCTTTAAGTATATTTCAATACCTTTAGGAGAGGTCTTAAGATTATTCTTTATAGGAGTAAACTTAATCTCATCTCTATATGAACGAAGGCGCTCTGCTTCTTTTTGAATATTCTCTGCTATATAATGAGATGCGAGATCTAATTCATATGGATCATCATAGTCAAGTTTATTGAGAAAGCCTTTTACATCTGCATGTAAATTATCGATATTGACAGTCTTTATATACTCCTTGTATAAGTCTGAAGTATGTTTCGTGTCGTCTATATCTTTAAGAGTTTTGTTTGTCTCGTAGTCTGTTAAGTACTTGAGATACAAATTCTTAAGCTCACTTACATTGTTATAGTCTTTATTGTAAGCAGAGAATTCCTTGAATGTAATAGGATTGTTAGTATTGAGATCTATCATATATTAAGTCCCTCTCTAATCTTACTGTTTATATCTACGTAGATATTATTCCCAGAAACTGCTGAGACATTATCAGTAATAGTATTATGAGTTGCTTCTGTGTAATCCAAAACGCTGTTCTTTTTAGTGTTACTAAATCCATCTACATATGGATAAAAATTATAAAGTTGAGTTAGTTCTGTACCTGTAACAGATGTATCTAATGGCCATCCCCAATTGCTGTTAACATTATATGCACTTAATGGATATGCGCTCACTGCAGCACCAGATGTTGGATATGTATGTGCACCAGCAATTTTCTGAGGTTGTATGAGAATGTTTTCATTATTAAACTTCTGTACAGCAACAAAATTCGTGTCAGCTGAAACCGTATATGTGCTAACATTTATTTCATTTGCAAAGTCTACATTCTTACCGTATGCAGAATTGGATGTATAGAATGTATCAAAGCTTCGATTAAATTTCTCATTATCACCTGTAAGTCTTTTTAGTCGAATTGAATACAAATCAATTAATCTTTGTAATTCCGGAGGAGCTGTATTGACACTGAAGTTAGCTTCTTCGTTTAGTAGGTCGTAGAATTTTTGTAGAGCGTTAATGTTACAAGCATCAACATCACTCTTATTCAATACAAAATTACTAATCTTTTCGTAAATTGTTTTACCATATGTTGTAGGGCTGCTACTCGCAGTACCGACGATTGTACCAATCACTCCATCGAATAACTGATCATAGTCATTCAAAAAGTCTTGAAATCTATAGCTCTTCAATGTCTCAGACATATCAAACTCTACTTCATTGACTTTATACTTGTAATTACCTGCAGATGGATAAACTGTGAATGAATAAGATCCAGATAAAGCAGGTTGACCTGCAGCAGGAAAACCCTCAACATTAATCGTAAAGTCTCCAGTAGTAGTTGGAGTATAGTTAAAGTAGAAGAACGAGCTTAAGTAACTACTGCTTAATGAATTATTGTATGGGAACTTGCTTGAACTAACACTCGATATCAAACTCGACGTCGAAACAGTAGTTCCATCATCAACTGTGACTTTAAATGCACCGACTGTACTAGCATCATATGCGCTATTGCTATAAAAGAAGTTACTGTAGTACTTATGTATATTATTACTGCTGTCACCAGCTGCTACAAACACTTGAAACTTATCCCCCTGTCTCTTATTGGCTGGTAGAGTCATTTTATTACTACCCGTACTTGTAAGAACTAATTGGGAAGATTTAGCACTAATGCTCTCTATGTCTGTATAAGCTATGTTTGATTCTTGGTAATTGAGTCCTGCGAGATTTAAATTTGTCTCAACTTGATTAATAAAATAATCTGGTAATGTGTGATTAGATGTATCAAGAGCTGCGAATACTCTTCTCGAGCCTTGATTGTCATCAAAGTAATAAAAGGATGCATCCCCAGTTGCTCCTAATAGCTTCGCGCCAGATGCATCTGCTGTTGTCAATGTAGGAGTTGTACCATCGAGTATATAGTATTTCGGAGTCAGGTCAAGAGTTAGATTTCTAATACGCTCTGCATTAGAGTTATAGAATGATCTGAAAGGTAGTAAATGAGAAAACTTATATGTCTCGTCATACAAATCTGCTGCACCATCTCCACTTGCTGCGAAGTAAATTGTATTACCAGAGCTAACATAATCCTGCCATGATACCTCAGCTCTTGCAGTTAACTTATTGTTCTGTGTTAACACCCCTGCATGTATCTTATTACTATTTGCAGTCAGCTGAATAGTATTTGTGTGATAATTTCTTACAGAAACTGTCTCTGTGAGAGTATTAAGTAATGCTGTACCTTCACTATCATAGAAAAATAAGGATGCTGTATATTGTCCAGGGTAATCATATGAGTGAGTTGCCTCATAAGGAGTTTCAGCACTCAGAGTATAACCATCCCCGAAATCCCATACAACTTTAGCAGAGCTAATATCCTTGTGATAATAAGTTGCAAAGTCACCAGTGAGGTAAGGAGTAAATGTAAACTCACTTATCCTTGTATACCCGCTCAGCGTGCTCGGTGACACTGATACAGGTATTGCGATTGTCTTTGGACAACCTGAATCACTTGTTGTTGTATTTGTAGCCATTTATTAATATTCTACAACTGTATTAGATTTTGTTACAGTCTCGACTTTAATCTTCTCTTTCAACCCGTCAAGATCCTCAATATAAGGTATCTGGAAATATTTAAGGCTGTAGTTAGTATCTACAATCTTAAGATCTCTTCCATTATATATAGGATTGTATAGACCGAGACTCAACCCATCTGATTTCAGATCTATATCTGTACGACTTGTGTGAATTGATTCTACTCCTTCTATACTTGTAATATCGGCGTTTAGTTGCTTTATATCAACTACCTGACCGAGTTTAGCTGCATCAAAATATTGGGTGATGATATTATATACTTTGTTTCTAATTGTATTATCATTAGCAATTGTTGAGCTATTTCTAACAACAACAAGTTCCGTACAGTCTTTAAAACTAACCTTGCTCGATTCTGTTGAACTCTTAAGAGCAAAATCAACAGTCATATAGACTGGATCAAGAAATGTAAGTTCTGCGTTGAGTAGTTTNTAGTCTCTTAACTCATGCAATATTTCNTTCTTCAGAGCAGATGAGATATAATTTGATCTTGTNACAACAGTGCTTCCTTTTTTAAATTTAGGCACAATAGTTACAAACAAGTTATTAACATCATAGCTATCACTATAAGTGTACTGATTGAACAATGCGTTATTATGACCTATGAACGAATCAATATTGAGATCGTCTTTAAGATATTTTTTAAATATATTCAAATAATCAGAATTGTTACTTACTTTAACATCATAAATGAGATTCTTGAAATTTCTTTCAATAAAACTCTCGTAATCAGGTTTTGTAATAAGTTTGTATTCTGAAGAGAAAAACTTCGGAGCGTTAGAGCGAATCTCATCAACACTCTCTTCACTACTATAAAGAGTACTATCACTTGTATTAGTAACTGAAACATTCGCAGCACTATCAATTGAAATGTAACTCAGGGTACTATCTTTAACAACATCAAATATTGCATCATACTGAGTAGTATTAAAAACGTTTAGTTTAGCATTACTAAAAGCATTTTTTGTTACTTGGCCTTCTTTACCAGTAGACTCGAGATAGTAAATAGCGATCTGATCTCCAGAAGTAAGTCTCTTGCCATTTATATTATTACCAAACTTGATCTCGTAATTTTTATTCTGATTGAGACGTATATCAAAAACTCTTTCATTTGGCTTATTGAGATACAATGATGGCGTTCTCTTATACTCTGCCCATGTTGTATTATTTTCTTTTATAAAGACATATACATTGAAGTGATCAACAATAATATTTTCGCCAGGTAATAAGTTAATAGTTTCGAAGTCCTCACCAATAGCAGTTGTAACTGGATACTCTTGAATTTTACCTTCATAGAATAATGTATCATCAATTGCACTAATCGTCTCACTTGCAGAGCTATTTGACACTTTCCTGAACGTAACATTATTAGTAGCAGTGTATGTCTTACCATTTGCTGTTGCGAACGAGAAGCGAGGTAATGTATGATACCCAGAACTCAAACCAACTTCCCCTGTTAGAGTCATCGGTACAATAGATGTTTGCTTACCGATTGGCTTATAATCAAGCAGCTTAACAATTCTATTCATATTCTCATATAGCTGTGCATCTGAGAACATTGACTCTGAGCTCGTCTGATTCAAGTAGAATAGTAAGGTGTGAAATGAGTAACCAACAATATCGATAATTGCATTAAGGTTACTACCTTGAAAATTTTGATCTGTAAATGATATCGACGAATCGTCGTTAAGACGCTCGATAATAAGATCACGCATACTCTGCGCATCAAACGAAGCGTAACTATTTGTCGGTAAATCGAATTCTGTAATATTTGCCATGATTAATTATATCTAAATCCGTCAGTATCTAAAACACCCTTTACGAGCTGTTCTTTATTATTTAATGTTGGAATCACGACACTCAAATTAATGATATACTCATTTCTACTTGGGCGTCCTGTTATATCTATATTATCAACTATAACGCGAGGTTCATATATAGGTAGTTTGTTTTTAATGGTATCTCCTATAAGTATGCCAGTATCCTCGTTGATAGGATAAAATAAGAATTGAGATAAGTCTAGTCCAAAATCTGGATTAAGGATCTTTTCTCCGGGTTTGGTATTAAAGATATTTCTAATACTCTGAAATATAGCCTCTTCATCATATAGAAGCTTCACATCCTGTTTATTATTCTCACGATCAACAGGAGTGTTTTTGACGTCTGAACTTAACTCAAAATCCAGTGCCAAGTCACTATAGGAAAACTCTGTAGTTTTATCCTGTGATTTGCTTTCATCTAAAAAGTTGAGGTTGATAGCCATTTTAAGTATTTATTTAGAGACGACCGAGCATAAATAATTAAAATGGAAAAATTCAATAACATTTACGAACAGGTTGCAGCACGCTATGAGAAAGCAAGCGCAATTCCTGGAGACTATGTTAAGATCCGTTCAAACGTTAAAAGCAGTGAATGGTATAAGAGTCTCGATGATGCACGTAAAAATTACGTAGATAGTATCATTCAATTGCAGGAAGAAGGCACTCCAATTCTCTTTAGCGCGCTCAAAGGTACACAATACGACACTAATGCCCTCGGTGCTAAAGAATATCTCGCAGATATTACATGTGAGCTAGCTCCTGGATTCTATCAAAATCCGCTCACCATTCCTGTAGAGCTTGTTGAATTTGATATGACCCGTGATGAGAACAGAGGTACTCGTACAAATCCAAACAACGAAAAAGAAGAAAAAATCAACCACGATCCTGAGCCTGTAGAGGATCAAGATGTGGCTGTTGGTAATTCTTCTAAAGTTGAAGGCGGAGATTACAAGCTTGCTAATGAAAGCAGCACTCTACGCTACATGCCTTGATAATTCAATCAAGCAGGTATAGAAGTTAATCTCTTTATCAATTACAATATTATTTCTGTAAAAGTATTCCGAGACTGTAATCATACAGTCTCGGTTTTTTGTATCTGGTAACTTTAAAGCATTATTATACATCTGATCAAACAACACCTTGAACAGAGTATCATAATCATTACCAAAGGCAGTCTCGTTTTCAATAATGAACTTACGAGCCTTATACATCTCGCCTTTCTTGATATGAGATAATGCTTTAGCTACGATATTATCTGCGCTATTGGTAATCTCTGCTTTTTTACCAGATATAGAATACTTCTGTACACTATTGATAGCTTTACGTAAATCAGGAAAAGACCTACCAATAATTTTTAACAAGCTATCCTGATCAATATCTACATTCTCTTTCTTTACAATATTGACAACGCGCTTGACAAACTCCTCTTTAGGTGGTTTGAAGTTAAACGTATGACAACGACTCTGTAATGCAGGGATGATCTTATGCTGGTAGTTTGCAGTTAATACAAAACGAGCAATATCATGATACTCTTCCATACTATTACGCAAAGCTTTTTGCGCATCAAGAGTTAGACCATCACACTCATCAAGCACAATTACTTTAGCAGTACCAAAGATACTTTGAGTTTGTGCGAAGTTTAGTACCTTTGTACGAATAGTATCAATACCACTCTCGTCAGAAGCATTGATATACAGATATTGCGCTTTGAGAAGATCATTTATAATAATCTTCGCAAGTGTTGTTTTACCGACACCCGGGGTACCTACAAGAAGTAGGTTAGGCAGATGACCAGTTGAACGTACTTTTTCAAAATACTCTCGCGCATCATCTGGAAGAATAATATCTTCTAGAGTTTGCGGCCTATATCTTTCTACCCAGATGTCAGTTATTTCCATTATGCTCCTCCTGTTGAACCAAATCCTGCCTCACCACGATCTGTATCAGATACTTCATCAGTAAATGATACTGCACTATCAACGATCTCATACACAGCAATTTGCGCTACACCAGAGCCTTTAGGGATGATTACATCTTTACTACCGAAGTTATAAAGCTTGACCCCAAGGTCTCCTCTATAAGGATTATCAATAACACCTAGATGTGGTTGTAATCCATGCTTAAAGCCAAGACCAGAACGAGGCTCAATCCTAAACCAATAACCAGGTGTGATATCTGCGAGAGTCAAACCTACAGGTACAACTGCACTACCACCAGCTGGTATAGTGGTATCTTCTACAGCAAACAAATCATAGCCAGTATCTCCAGTTTTAGAGTCTGGATGTGCTTTGCGTGGTAGGATCGCATCATCATGTGTTTTCTTAAACTTAATTTTACAAGACGGGGTACTTACCCAGTTGGAAACCCATTTAGTATTATCATTATCAAACCATTTAGTATTATTATTATCACTCATATCAAAATCTATTATATATCTTCCTAAACATTTATCAAGTGGTAATTTAAGAGACCATAGCCTAAATAATTTTATGGATCAAAAGGATCATATAGAAGACTCGTTAGATCTCATTTCTCAGCTTAAGAGCATTCCTCAAGAGGAGAAGAAGATAAAAGAAGTTGTTAAGAAGCAACCTCAAGAACTCCAACCTGTTGCAAAGGAAGAGCTTGAACAATTTGTAATTGACAAGACATCTAAACTCATCCAAGATAGCATGGAGATGATTGATAATATGAAAGAAGTTGTCTTTCATGTTCCAGATGCAGATAATGTTGCATCACTATCAGATCTAATCAAAGCATCTACAGGGGCTATTGAAACACTTAATAAGCTTGTGACACAGGATAAGAAATCTAAAACACAATTGCAAGTTAAAACTCTGGATATTCAATCAAAGCAGGTTTTACAGTCATCAGAGCATTCCCATCAAACCAAACTATCCAGAGAAGAAATTCTCAAACAGTTAGTTGCTGGTAAGGATGTTATTGAAGCAGATGATGAACCAAAGAAGTTAGAGGAGTAGATCTTTAGTGTTAGCAATCTTATCTTTTTGAATTGTATTGCCTTTGATATCTACCTTCACTTTTTGTCCTTCAACATCCTTTTCGAAAGTTACATTAATAACTTCTTGTAGGTTGTTTAATTTGTAACTTGAAAGATATACAAAAGATTCAAACGCACCTCTTAATTTGTCTGCAACAGCTTCAAGTAAATCAGTCTTGTTTTCTACAATTCGATTTATATGAGTGAAATCTGTAACAAGATTACCACCATGAGAAGTCTCTGGAGATGATTGCTGAACAAACTCTTTTATGTTTTGATTAAAGAGAGAATTTACTTTTGTAGAGCCCTGAACAATATTAGTTTTTATATCTACATTTAGTTTGGCATCAAGAATATGACCATATGGAATGGGTGTATTACTCTCAAGATCTACATCAAACATTGGAGTATATCTACTATCAATAGCTGTATCAGGTTCAAATACCAAACCAAGAGAGTCACTTATTTCCTGTAATGTAGTATCTTCTAAATTTATTATAGCTTTGAGATCTTCTATGACTTTTGGATGCGCTGTTGTTAATTTTTTAGCCCAGTATAAAACAAATTCTGGTTCAAGTTCTTCAAACTTATCAATGCTTGTACTCCAGAAATTGACCTCAGCTGTAATTGGATCAGCTTTTAATTTAGTATTTTCGTATTCTTGATACAAGCCAAAGTGATCAGCATAAACAGTGAATGGTTTTGAGTTACAGATACTACTAACTTGATTTGTTACATTACTATCAAGCTTTGTACTTACAAGTTCCTCTTTTAATGTTTTTCCTGGTGCAAGACTCATACTGAATAAGGTTTGGTTGCAATAACACTTGTTGTGTATTCTGTATTATTAATTATGTGTTGGGTATCAAGAATAAAGTAATAACCCTGTAGTTTCTTCTCGAAATCAGAATCAATATTTGTATCTCTTACTACATTTACAAACTTACCAGAGCGCAGATTAATATTACCTGTAGAAGAGAATTCCAAGTTGTTAGAGAGAAATAAAAGGTCTTTGAGTAATTCATTTCTACCCTCAAGTTCTGCAGTACTGTCTGAACCTGTAGTAGTGTATTGAGATGTAAAAATATTCTTATTAAGAATTTTATCACTTGGTTTGTAATTTACTTTTGCATTCGCGCCTGGTATATTTGTTAAAAATTTATTGAATACATTAATTGTATTTTCAATATTACCTTCTTTTCGAAATACTGAAAACTTTTTAGAACCAAAATCATACTTAACAACATCAGCTGATCTGAGTCTTTCTAGTGCGCTTGTGGAAGAAAAATTTAAGAAATGATAATTTGTGATAGGGTTGTTATTCTTAAATGGAGTTTTCTCTTTATATGTAGGTGCTGCAAAAGTGTTAGTCTCATTAAATGTATCTACAGGTAATTCATAACTACCTACAACATCTGGACCAACATGATTTTTACCTATACCCTCAAATATCTTATCAATACCTAAAAGGTTTAAGTTACCAAATTTATCTTCTCGAAGTAATGCAGGGACATTTGATATAGATGATGTATGATTCTCTAGAAGGTACTCAATAATCTCCATTGGTGTTGTTCCCATTGGAGCTGAATAGAAAGTTTTAGAGGAGCCTTTATCCCATCTATCAACATTAATTACCTTATCACTCACGAATGTTTCAATAATGTTCTTAATGGCATCTCCTGTGTATACAGCCCTTTCATCATCCCTCAATTGAGTTACATTGCCCTCGACAAGAGAGGCTGTGCTCCAAGATTTCGTAGGGTATGTGAGTTCTCTATATTTAACATCCATTAACTCAAATACCTTGAATTGATTACCATCTTCTTCGAACTCTTTTTCATCTTTTATAAAGCAAGGTAATTCAAGCTTGTAAGGAAATAACTCTCTTGATTTAATTGTAGTGTCTGTATCTCCAACAGGCTTAAATGTGATTAATACAAATTCATCTCCATTGCCTTTAAATTCAAACTGACTGGTTGTATTGAGATTCTCTTCTGAAGATTGTAACCCAGATTCTATTTCATTTTTATTATTGCGTAGTACAAGACTAAACGAAACAAAAGGATTAAAGATATTATCTCTAAATTCAAGCTGACGAAAACTACTGCTTTGAACTCTAAAGAAACCAGATTCATTAACAAAGAATATTGATAACTGGAAACTCTCGCCTCCAGCTTGTATAATAATATCTCTATCCTCTGTTGATGGATTATTGGTTATGTTTGGTCTCATGCTTTGAGTTGGGAGTTAATTTCATTTAAAACTCTATTAACAATATCTGGATTGAGTATTTTTAATTTTGTACCTGCCTTCATTACAGGTACTGGATTTGTAATATTATTTGTAACACAAATTAACCACCACAGGTCTTGAGTACCGTAATATCTATTTGATATAGTAGTATATGGTGCAACAATATCAACAATAACCTCTGTAAAGAATCTCGAATCTAAATTTTCTGGTATATTGACTTTTTTGAGTAAGTTATAGAAAAAGAATTTATCATCTTTAGCTACCTGAAAAATATTCTCATATCTTGTGTAGTCAATTTTACTGAGCTCATTTATCTCATTATTATATTTTTGTAGATCTTCTATCATATTAATCCTCAAGTTTAAAATTAACACCCTTCTTTTTCAAACTCTCATAATATAAATTCTTTGTATCTGTGACAAGAGACTGCCACTCAATACTCAATTCATATACTTCAGGTATTGTAGTCCATGCTTCAACAATACCTCCATCAAGAGAATAACTTACTTTCTTTCTTTTACGAACTCCGAGACCCTTAACAGACATTTTAGACGTAAAACAATAAGGCAGGTATTGTATACCATCTAGAGTTAATTCATANATTGTTGGAGGTTGATTAATAAATCGTGTTTTCCTATTTGGTAGGGATTGGTATGTAAGCAAATAAATTAACTGCCAATTTTTATTCCAAGATGTTTCTTTATCACTATCAGATATATCTTTAGTATTATCTAGATGTATTGTAGTTGATACAGACGGACCGTCTTTAGGAACAGAATAACCTTTAGCAAATTCCATTGTATATCCTTCTTCAATAGCTCCAGCGGCAGAAAATATTTTAGCTGCAGTACCCGTAACTAACTTATTTATAGAATCTCCTGCACCTGTACTACCGCCCCATGATGAACCTGTACCTTTAATAGTATCCTCAAGATATGGAATCTTATATATAAAGCCTGATTGTTCTACCCCATATAGATTATAATAAGGTGTTAGATGTTTTTCATTATTGAGACGATCTCCTGGCCCTCCAGCGAAATCACCAAGTTGCTTTGCAATATCTCCTGCAGAGTCAGCTCCTCTCTTAATATAATCTCCAACAAGAGGTATTCTCTCTCCTATCTTGCCTTGTATATCAGTCATTATCTCAGTAGTGTCTGTAAATACATTTGCAGCATATGATAGATTAGAGAAAAAAGCAGAACGAGTTACATACATTTCTCTCAATCGCAAAAATGGAGTATAATCTCTGCCTTCCTTGAGAGTTTTAGTCCATTTATAATCATTAACTACATCTACTATCTCATGGCGGTTAGATATAGGCTGCGCTAGAGGAGCAGCGAAGCTACTAAACTTAATATTAGCACCGCTTGGAAATGTAGTTGGGTTACTTTGTAAATTAAATAAATTCATCGTCTTATACTATTACCACTACCAAATGATGGAGTGCTTGTTGTATTATTAGTTGTATTGTTATAAATTTGAGTACTAAAATCTTTACTATCAAGAGTATTAATTAGTAATTCAAACTTCTGATTCATTAGTTTAGCTTCTTTATTACTCTCTTCGATAGCTTTATTATTCTCTTTATATATTTTAATTAATTCCTCTTGGGTCTTTTCAGATTTAAGTACCCTGCTATTTGCTGTAGGTTGGTTGCCTTTGATTGTGCTCTGATCTACAGTAGGTACAAGTTTTTCTTTTTGCTTCTTGTCAAACTCTTCTGCTTTTTTATCCCCTGAAAACCAATTGAGAGGATTTAAGTTTGAATCTGTGAAGGTTGTAAATGCACTAATAAGTGTATCAATAACATATTGAATAGAGCTTTTAAAGTCCTCAATATGGACCCATACTCCGTCCATTATCTCTTCAAAGCTTTCAGATAATCCATCCCACCATGAACCAATATAGTCAATGAGAACATCAGTAACAATGTTGAATCCTTCCTTAAAATCTTCCCACCACTCAGCCGGTGTTGGTGGATCTCCCCAGTAATTTGACACCTCTTCAGATAGACTGGCTATTTCATTTGTATATTTTTTTAATTTTGGAAATAGCTCTCCTATATAATTCGAACTCTCTGCTATTTTACCTGCAAAATCACTTGCTGATGTAGATAATATATTAAAACCGGCTTTTGTATCTGTCCACCAGCTAATAATATCTTCTTTAAAACCTAAAAAATAATCTTTTATAGCTTTAAAGGCATCAGATAGCATATGATAATATGTCATGAATGACGTGAGAGCACTACCGGTTAGATATGCAGCGAGAAACCCGATTGAACCAACAGCTACATCAATAACTGCTCCGAGATTCAGAAAAATAGCTGCTATTGGACCTAGCGTCTTCGTAAGTGTTTTAAGTATTCTCGCGAGACCACCAAGACCTTTACCAAAACCAGCCTGAACTTTACCAGTAGCGAGAGTTGCTTTAGCTCTAAGACCAGTTTGAAATTTAGAGTCTTCTTGTTTTTTGTTACCAGCTTCTACAATATTAGCACCAGTATTTTTAATATACTCTGCTGATTTAAGGACAGCGCGTTGAACCAAATCATTAGCTCCGAGAAGAATTCTTCGCATGACTATCTCAAGATTACCTATACTGGACTTATCTTTATCTTTATCAAGTCCTTCTTTTCTCTGGTTTTCCTTAATCTCTTGGCGCACAAGAGATGACTTTATATTTTCATTGCCTTCAATTACGCCTCCAAGCAGGTTCGCGAGAGCATCAAGCTTTTCGTTAGTGACCCTACCAACTTCGACATACTCTTGTAAGAAATTGCCAATATTTATAGTGTTATCTGCCATTATAAATATTTATTGACAGACAGCCCTTATGGATTTATAGATTAATAAATAGTGTAGGATCTTGTTCGATATTAAGATCTTTCTGTGCAGTATTGATTTTTGATACAATATTATTGGTAATGTTCTCTAGTAGCTTTGATGTAACACTAACTGGGAGAGATGTATACACCTTATACAATTCATCAACAGAGCTATCTGCAACATCTGTGGATAGGTTTTCGTCATTGTTTAATGTAATTCTTTTTACATATCTAAACATCTCTGTAAATGCAAATTCAACAAGCTTTAGATTTTTCTTTCTTAAACCGAATTTTACAAACTTACTATCAACAGATATAGAAGGAGCATCGATTGTAAATGAGAA